GCTGTAATGCTGTGCAAAAAGAACTTAGCAATAGAGTCAGCATTTGAGGCAGTCTGAGGTGTACCGCCCATGCGTGTGACCGTAGCTTGATTCACAATGGTCTTGTCATCTAGCGCAAAGGTAATCCCAGCATAAGGAATGTCTGTAGATCCAGTGGCATTAGAAAAGACTGTAGGTGTTGCTGTGCCTGATTGATAGACAAAGTCACGATCCTTGAATACTGCGTTGCCAGCCTTGTCAAAGTAGAAGGCTCCCTGCTCTGTGAAAGTAACAGTTTCTAAAGCTGCTAGGGCAGAGCGTGTCGTGGCTGGATCTGCCTGACATAGAGTATTGCCAGTCATAACAGACCTAGCACTTGATGGCCAGCCAATAGTGTCTAGGATCTTATCCACGCGAGTGCCGGTGTCTTGCCCTGCTACTGCTCCTGTGACAGTAGTGACATTGGAGTTGAATACCAGTCTAAAAGCATCAGAGCAAATGAGATCGACATAACCCAGTTCTTGATCTTTAGGGTAAGTGTAAAGATACTCAGTAATGTAACCCTTAAAGATTGAATAGTCTGTGCCTAAGTAATCTGCGGAAATAATAATTGAGCGTAGGGGAACAAGATTGGGATAATACGGACTCGTAACTGATGTTGGGTTCCAATCACCGTTTTGATCGATGATCCGAACTGTGGCTGTGCCTGACTGATACTTGTCTTGAAATAGGTTGCGCTCTTTGCGTGTGTCGATCTTAGTTACTTGATTGGATACATCAATGATAACTTGACCAGGCTCACCTAATACACCGAAGTCAAGCTGTGAAGTATCTAGGATAAATGGCGTGGCAAAGGATGCACCGCCTGTAAGGTTGATCTGTATTTTAGGGGTTGCTGGTAAAGCCATTAGTACACCGTACTGTAATTAACTGGAGTACCCGAAGCCTGTTGTGCATAAAGTCCCTGTGTGATTGCTGCAACTAGATCGCGCTCTGTTGATACTGAGCCTTGAACAGAGATGTTAACAATAGTGTCACCATTTGGCACTGCCTGTTGGCTGAGTGAATTGTAGCCATAAAGCGGAGTTGTAGGGATTAGGTTCATGTCAAACTGGCCACCGCCATAGCCCATAGGCGATCTGTCAGTTGTGCCGGGCACTAATTGTTGGCTGAGTGAATTGTACTTATACAAAGGCTCAGCTGTAATTCCACCGGCAATAGGATTAAATTTAGGTATTTCAATCTTGGCTAATTTAGCAAACTCTAATGCAAGCTCTTTTAAGGTTTGTAGCCATGCATTAAATGGGTTACTTATAGAATCAAACATGCCAGCCTTATCACGAAGGTTGCTTAATTGCTGAGCATTATTGACTAATGATTGTGAGATTCTAGCAGCGGCATCAAGGTTGCCTTGATTGATTGCTTCTTCAAGATCATAGATGTTTTGTTTTAGGCCAACCCTTACTCGTTCTTCTTCTGTAAGTTTGCCTTGAGCGGCAGCAGCTAACTGGATTGCTTCTTCATCAAATAACTTCTGGCCTTGAGAAAGCAGTAAAGCGGCCTTGTCTAAGGCTTCTTGCTTTTTCTTTTCAGCAAGTAAGGCTTTTTCTGTGGCTAATTGTTTTTTCTTAGTATCTGCTATTTTCTTGGCAGCGGCATTAGCAAGACGATCTGCTTCTGCCCTTTTCTTAGCTGCTGCGGCCTCGACTTCAGCAAGGTATTTAGTAGCGGCGGCTCCACCGTATATTTTTTCCGTGAGTTTGCCGTATTCTCTTGAGTAATCTAACAGGCCGCCCTCACCAAAGACCAGTAATTCTTTAGGCAGATTTAATGGGTTACTTACTAATCTTCCAAGAAAGTCACCGACTACTGGTATCTTTGTTATTTCTTTAATTAGTTTTGATACTGCCACTGTAGTTTCAGCTGTTGCCTCTGCAGCCTCTGTCATCGATGTTGTTAAACTATCAACTGATTCATCATCGCTTAGCAGTTTTAGGGAATCTAAAATACCCGTACCAATAATAACCTTTACATCGTTGGCAGTATTGGCAAGAACTTGCATCTGACCAGCACTTGTAAGTCTAAGGTTTTTGTTAAAATCTTTGTAAGTCGAATTAAGAACTTCAACTAATGCCGCTGCTCTTTCTGTCTCAGTTCCTTCTTTAATTCTTTTCTTTGTAACATCATCTATAACAAAGCCCACTCTAGTCAAAGATGTGAAGTTGCCATTGAGGGCTTGAGCCAAGCCATTAGTCATAGACTTAAACTGTTCAGTGGTGGCTGTTGCACCCTTTTCAGCAGTTACATAATCTAGGATCGCTGGAGTAAGTTGTTCAATGGTAGAAATCTGAAGATTGAAAGTTGCTAACTGAGACTGAGTTTGAGTTATGCTTCCAGCGGTAACTACACCAATCTTCTCAAGTGCGCTTGCTTGTTGATTAAGTGCATCAATTTGGCGGCGGCTTGCCCCTGTTGTAACCTCTAAAAGATTTGCGAGTCTTTCTTGCTCTGCCTGCGACTCTAGGGCAGCTTTAACAGATGCCCTACCATAGGCAACAATAGCAGCCGTACCAAAGGCTAAACCAACATTTCTTGCTAAGTTTTTAACACCTCTGTTAAGTTTATCAGTTGCAGTCTCAGCTTGCTTAAATGCTTTTTTACCAGTGAACTGGGTGGCTATGTCAATTCTTACATCTGCCATGATTACCCCTTCACCTTTGTGCGAGCATCAAGTTTTTTTGCTGAAAGTTCAATGGCCTTGATTACAGCTGCGTTAGTCTTACCACCGTCTTCTTTCCATGCTCTAAAGATTGCGCGACCCTTCATCTTGCGAGAGGCTCGGCCTGCTTGACCTTCTTCACGCTTATAGGCATCAACAATCCTGCCTGTGTTATTTAATGCGTCAATAAATTGTTGACCAGCATAAGGGTTATTACTCTTTGACTGATCTTTAGATCCTGATCTAATGTTCTTACCAAAATTTGGATGTCCTTTTAATAAAACTTTATAGACTGGCGCTTGCTCTCTGCCTTGAGGATTCTTTCGGCCGGCGGTTTCATACAAAGCACCAGCCGCAGATGAGTTAACAATTCGAGCTAAAGAACGAAAGCCTGATCTATTTGGCTTTGATGGTGTTGTTTTGTAACCAATACCGCGCTTAGCCTCAGATGTTGACCATTGAAGTCTTTCCCATGATCCTTTAGTAGGCATACTCCAGCCAGATAGCGGAGAGTTTGAAGGAATGAATCCTCTTGCCTTTGCAGTAATTGGCTTAAGTAATCCTGCGATTTCTTTTTGTGTTTCTTTAGCCAAGTCTGGAGCAAACTCTCTTAGAGCCTTGCGGAGTTCAATGGCGCCCTTTAATTCTGTTGCCATCTTTGATCTCCTTTGCTTCATCCTGTAAGCCTTGAAGCAATGCATCTAGCATCACTTTGTCTAACTCTAATAAATGTTGTGGCGCGATCCCTAGCCTTATGCTTAGCCTAGCAATAAGGTAGGTGAACGGGAGATCGCGCTTTAAGCTAAAGGGTCGGAATCAAGCACCTCAACACTTTTAAGTGTCTCAATGAAGTCCATCCCAAATGGCTTTACAGTCTCACCAGACCTACGAGTAATTTCCCATGCAAGCCAATAAACATCGCTTTGCTTTTCCTCATCGCGAAAAGCCTTGTGGAAACCCTTTTTAGCATACATCTCAAACGAGTACTCCACTGCTGGAGTAATCTCGCCTTCTAATACACTTCCATCTTGTCGAACGATCTTTAGTCTTGCCATGTTTAGCCCCTTTGTTTAGTTGTTTAGAATGTACCTGTTGTTGCTACTGCAACTGCTGAGTTACATGTGAATGTAATGCTTTGCATGCCAATGTCGCCAACAGCACCGTTAATGTCTGTTGTGTTATTGACTAGGATTGAAACAGTGTATAAAGGGTTAGTTGCTCCTACTGCTGTTCCTTTTTCCTGTAGAAATACAGCTGTGACTGTAGTTCCCCATGCAGCCTGTAGTGTTGCCAATACATTTGCTGCTGCTGTGTCATTTAGGAAGTCGATAGTTACTGTTGATGACTCTAAGCCCTTTACGAACTTGTGTGATGAGTCACCCATTGCAGTTACTTCTAGTTCATCGAATACACGGTTAATTGTTACAGATGTGACATGATCAGATAGATCGACAGAATTGATCTTCACGCCGACCTTGTTGTTTAGAAATACAGCCATGAGATTATTCCTCGTCTTTCTTGGTAGGTGCTGGCTTAGGTGTTGATGGTGCTACCTGCCCGATTTTCTTCAGGAAGGCTTCGTTTTCTTTTTCCCACTCGGACATGTTAACTCCAACTCGTAAGGATGTTTATGGACATCTCGCAGCTGAGTAGGTCACCCGAAGCAGCGTTGAGAATACTAGGTGCGCTGATTGCGCTTACATTATAGGTCAAAGATGATGCTGCGAGCTTTGCGAACACGCCACAGACTGCATCTTCTATACCGTTTAAGTTTCCTTCATTGTCAAACAAAGGCACAGTAATAATAATCTTAAAGTTAGCCATCGGGCTGATTGTGATGTGCTGGTTATTGCTAGGTGTTAAATAAGGATCATCTGGAGACACGATCA